AAAACCTACATAAGAAGCAGTAACCTTAATAGTGGCATCGCCTTCACTCCAACCAGTTACAACTTCACCTGCAGAAAACGATGGTGAAAAACTATAATCTGTATATTCATATTCCTCATCAGGAACATCAACTTGTTGATTTCCATCATCAACTTCAACCGTTATAACTTCTTCCTCAAAGATTGCTCCTAATATAATCAGCTTATTTATTATTCCCCTATCCGATGTTTCCAGCCCTAACTGGACAAATTTATCTTCTCCGTAATCCCAGTCAGCTTTCGGATAGTCATCTGTATCGGTTTTTATAGTTCGGGTCTTTAGGTGCATTATTGCATTCTCATCATGTCTTACATACCAGCCCTCTATTGCACATTCCTTTTGAATCATATCCCAAATATTCTGGTCTTGAAATGAATGGTCGATAGTTACAGCGTCACCAACAGGCACGTCAATATTAGTTATATCCGCTTGACTGGCCAGATATTTTACTATCGACCCCCGATATGCTTTTTGAGCTGATTCTTGAACCGATATCAAGGTCATTGTTTTATCAAGTAATTTCTTACCATAATCCCTACCCTTAATATTTAACCTATAACCGCCATCATAAGTCGTATGAGTCGAATCAATTAGTCCTGTAAACATTTTTATCTCTTGACTGTTAACAAATACGGTAATTACTACAACAGAATTAATAGCTATATGTGAATCGGTTAATGGGGAATATTTGGGATCGCCAAGTGATAGCGAGAATGTGCTTATGTAGTTTAGATTATGTGCAATAGTTATATCGCCTACAATAGAATCAGATACATCTTCGCCATCAATGGTAATAGTCATTCGCAGGGATTGAGAAGTATCGAGACAAGCCCCTACAATATCTCGAACCACATCAAGCTCGCCATCAATAGTTTTGCCAAAAAACTCGCTTTCTTGATTGACAAGTAAAGTGCCATCTATTTCGGCAAAGGTTTTTTGGTCACTATCCTGTTCATTTACCGCTACAAAACAGTCTAAACTTGTTTCCATTTTTATACTTCCTCACAAATTAAGGTATAATTAGCAATTGTTCCAAAATAATATATATGTTGATAGGATAAAATATGCACTTCATATTTTGGTTCATATTTTACCACTATATTATTATCTACATCAGTCGGAGCAGTCCCGAAAGTCATTACCCCAGTATCTTTATTAATATAAACGTTCCCGGCTGCAGGATTGGTTGCTGCCGTTACTGTCACGGTTAGCCCTGCATCATTAACTTCTACAACTGGTAATGGAGTAGCCCCTGAAAGTAACCGCTGTAATGTCCAAGTTTTAGTCGAACCATCACCACTTAATACTTCAATTATTTTATGATAATCTATTAAATATAAGTTCCCCTTTTTCTTTGCTTCCTCTTTAATCGCAAACATTTCACTATCTATCAAACCCGGTAATGTCCATCTATATTTATCGATAGATTGGTCTTCAGAAGTAACATTTCGGTTAATAATCATACTGCCATCAATAGTTCTATCGTAAGTTTCTAACTTTCTTACATCATGCAAAAGGTTTAATGGATTTTTTATCGTTGTATTGCCTATTGATATATCTGCCATATTTGCCTCCTATGCCATACCGGGAATTAAAACGTTACCGCTACGGTTAAATTGTCTTGAGCTTTCTGTTAAAGCCTGTTCAACTGCCCGTTTAATTTCATCTGCATTACCATTGCCCTGCACTATTACACTTATAGTAGGTGAGTAACTTTTCCTCTGGTCATAACTATTCTGATTAGCAGGGATTATTTCTTCCCCTTTATGCACAACTGCCAATTCTGTTCTGGGTACATAAGGAGTGCCTGTTGCATATTCGGGTGTATTTTTAGGAATATAATCTGGTTTATATCCCGTTTCTTCTATTGTTGGAGTTTTAGCCAAAAATGCTTCTGTAGCCGCTTGACTTGCAACTTTTGCAGCTGCCGTTCCAGCTTCCTCTATTTTATCTATTAACCCGCCCCACTCTTTTTTTATCTCTCTAATAGCTGCTATTTGAGCATTAGCACTTGTTTCTGTTGTTTTAGCTGTTTCGATTAAAGCGTCTTGCTGTTCTTCTAATTTTGTTACAATTAAACCAATTTCTTTATCATACCATTCTTTAATTTTAGTTAATTCTTCTTTTTCTTTATCAGCACTTAATTTAGCAGCTTTAATTTTTCCTTCTGCTTCTTCTTTCTTTTTTAATAAATTTCTTGCAGCAACTTCTTCTTCTGTATGTGATAATTCATATAATCTATCTTCTACAGGTTGCATTGCGTCAGTATATTTTTTATATGAAGTTTCCGCTTCATCAGCTATTTTTTTATTAGCTTTTTCATTTTCTTCTGCCATTCTTTGTACCCAATCATCAAAAGACTCCAAGAAATTACCAAATTCATCCATAGTGGTTTTAGCTTCATCTGTTTTTTTTGCAAGTCCACCCATTGAATCGGCCAGAGTGTCAACTCCAGGAGCTGCCGTTTCAGCTTTCCCTCCTGTTTCTTCAGCTTCTACCCCTGCTTCTTTGAGTTTTTCCGCTGCTTCTCCTGTTACTATTGTAAGTTCTTGATTAGCTTCAGTAACTTCTTTGGTGGCTTCTTTATACAATCCTAATTTCTCTAATACCCATTTAACTTTATCCCATAGCCAACCCAGAGCTTCGGTTACTTTTCCCACTACTGCAATAGTAAAATCTCTTATCCCGCCGAAGTTAGTAGTCCAGGCAACTGCTAAAGCACTTACTGCCAATATAATTAACCCTATTGGACCCGTAGAAGCTGCCAATGCTTTCATGGCTACACTAATTGCTGTAATAGCCACCTTCATTTTCATAAAAGCAGATACAGCCAACAGAATAGGACCGCCTACCGCAGCTAAAACTCCCAATGTAGCCCCTACTTTTACCAGCATTTCAACTAATGGTTTATGAGCGTCAGCCCAAGCCTTGATTTTCTTAATAATCTCTATTGCCTTTTCAGAAAATTTTATAAGTGGTGGTATTAATATTTCCCCTATACTTCTACCCATACCTCCAACAGATTCTTTTAAATCGGTTATGCGGTCATTAAATTCAGCTGCCTTTGCTGCTGCTTCGGTAGACATTACTATACCAAGCTCTTTAGCTTTTTCCATGAGAGCTTCAATACCTTCGCCGCCCTCTTTTAGCATAGGCAATAATTGAGTTCCATATCTCGCCCCGAATATATCAGTAGCTAAAGCAACCTGTTTAGTCTCATCAGTCATTTTAGCTAATTTAGTAGCTGCTTCTTTTAATACATCCATTGTCGGTCGTAAATTGCCTTCTGTATCTACTACAGCAATATCAAGAAATTCAAAAGAAATTCAAAAGCGTCTTTAGCTTCACCAATCCCCTGGGATACATCATCCATACCACGAGCCAAATATCGGAGTGATTTTTCTACTGTATCTAAATCAGCCCCGCTAATTTTAGCCGCATAACCGAGAGCAGATAATTGTTCAACAGATACATTAGTTCGTTTAGACATCTTGTCAAGTCTATCACCCAGTTGAGTAGTCTTTGTTACTATTGCACCGAATGCAGCAGTGATCACTCCACCGGCAATAGTCATTCCTTTACCTATACCCGCTAATTTAGCGGACATAGCAGCAGCAGACTTTTCAACTTTGCTTTGTGTCTTGCTTAAAGACTGCACTAATTTATTATCTTTTGCTGTGATATCTACAAATGCTTCGCCTAACTGCAATAATCACTCACCACCTTTAAAATTTCTTTGGGGTTTTTATCCCCCTCTTTTTAGCCATCTTTATTAAATCTTCTGTCGTTGTAGTATCTTTTTGTTTCGCTTGACCGCCTGAAAACATCTTTTCTATTTCTGATATATCACTCATATATGAGTTAAATTGATATAAGGACATATCAGCTATTTGGTTAATTGTAAAGCCATAATATTTTGATAAGAGAGCAAATGCTTTATGCCAGCTTATTTCTTCTTTGCTCCCTTTGGGGAGTTTTTTACCTTTCCCCCAATTTTCATTAGTGTGTTAAATATCTCATCATAATTATCTAAATCAATTAATTCATCTACATTTTGTAAGGTTATTTCTGGCTGATATTTTTGCAGGCTCTTCCATAACATAAAGCAGACCCCGTCCATAGTAGACAGTTCTTTTGTTTCGTTGATATTGCCATCCATAACAGTATTAATTGATTCAATCCGTTCAGCTTTATCAATTACAACATCCTGGATTATCTTAATCCGCTGCCCTTTTAAATATTGCTTGAAGTCTGCTAAATCCCGTAAATTAAATATACCCAACTTATATTCCTTACCTTTAATAGTTATAGGAATACCGCTGCCAGTTATATTTTCTAATTTATCTTTTTCACTCATATTTCACTCCTTTTATTTTTTTTAACTTGATTCTGAACTTAATATACTATCGCCTTTAAAACTTAAACTTTCATTAACTAAAGTATCTACCGCTGATGTTATAGAATGCCCGTCAACTATTACCCAACCTTCATATCGCAAGTCGTTAGCTTCATCAACGTAAAATCTGATTATTAAATTATCAGTTATCCAGTCAAGATTTTCTTCAGTTAAAAAATGCCGTTCTGCACTGCCTGACCAGCCCTTTAAAGCTGCTATATATGTTCGCTGACAATCATCGCAATAATCAGTAGTTTCCAATATATCGCAGACATTATCAGCATTCCAGCTAAAGAAGCCACATACTACCCCGATTTCGCTGTATGAGTGGCAAGTCCAGGTAATATCATTATCAGATGTTTCACCACCAACGGTAGTTCCCCATGTTACAGGCTCTGTACCGCTTGTAGTACCTGCTCCACCTGCTGCCACTTCATAATAATAATCATTGGGAGTAGTGGGTAATACCCTATCACCTACAGATTTTTCAGTAGAAGCTGTCCATTCAATAGCATTTTTATGAGCATATACGCCCTCATTCCAATATTTATAGGTTACGTATACCGTGTCAGTCCCGCCATCAGCGACTACTAACGAACCTTTTACTGTGCAATACCAGGCATTTGTTATCGGATCTCCTCCATTAGTTTTAAGAACTGCACTTACTAATACATTCGTATTGGCTAATGATTCTACGCCATCAGTAAGAGTTACTTCTTCGTTAGCTACATCTATACCGTCACCATAACAAGCATAGATTGCCCCTACTTTTCCAGCCTTTTCAGTCATTTACATCACCTCTAATCATAATTCGTTTAATTTATGCTGCTGAAGTTAAAACACAAGCACCAGTACCTTGAAAACTGATAGACATTGTAACAACACCATCAAATGAACTTGAAACACCAGCGTTGGTTACTATTGCATCTCCTGTATATTTCTCTGTCGACCCTACAACGCTAAATATTAAATCAGTAATTGAATCGCCTTCTCTTATTGTATTAGCTGTATCCCAATTAGCCTCACAACTTCCAGTCCAACCTTTACATCCTACAATAAAAGTTCTAATTCCTTCATCAGCATAATCAGTTGTTTCTAAAGCGTCACCTACTAAATCAAGTGTCCATGCCTTTACACCCGCAGTTAATCCAGTACAAGTTATACTTCCGTCTTTTCCTGCTACTTCACTCATTATTAATCACCCCTTTCTTTTTTTATTTTTGTATCTCTAATCGATACTGTACGAAATAGTTCCATACATCATTATCTCTTGTTAGATTATCTAATTCCCTTCGCATATATATACTATCCCAGCCCACTACGGTCAATGAACACCAATCGTATAACGCTGTTAGCTTCGTGTATATATCATTAATCGTTGTCGAGCTATTATTATCATCAAATATATTAAATTGTATTATCACGTTTTCCATATCTTCGGTATATGTATAATCAGCTACCCCGCTAATTTTGTGATATGTTATATAAGGGTATGCTATCCCCTGCGGAGCTTCGGTTAGATACATTCCCGATACTACCGCTTTGAGGGCTGCGTTATTAGAAAATTTTGAGTATAACCCCGTAAATAATACTTGCATATAGTCTCCTTAAATAATCTTCTTAAATAATTGCAATATCTTCTTTTCGTTCTTATGTAAAGCAGGTCGCAAATAAGGTCTCGGTGCCATTCTTTCTGTTCCTAACTCTAAAAATAAAGCATATTCAACATTTGTGCCAACCCTGCCAGTCGTGCCTTCGATTTCATGAGTAATAGAGCTTCTTAACCGTCCAGTCGGTGCAGCGGGTGCGTGTCCTGGTGGAGATGGTGAAGGAACAAGTCCAATACTTTGTTTAGCGTCACGTTCCACCATCAAACAAGCCTTTGATATTATCTGCTTATTCGCCTTATTTAATTTGCTAATAACTTTTGCACCATACCATTTTACACCCATTTACACTTCCTCTTTCAATGTTATTCGTAACCGTTTCCCCTGTGTATGCCCCATATTATTAATATAAATAATCTTATATGTAGTCGTATCTTTAACAAATATATCAGCTTCTGTTATTGTTTCCCCGATAGGATAATCGATATAAAAGTAATGCGAGGCGATAACCGTCATTTTGTCAGCAGATAATCTTTCATCACCATGAATGGTAGATAATACATCGGTGATGTTTCGCAAGCCAGCCCAAGTTATTGTTTCTCCACCCATGCCATCGGGGGTCGCAGTTTTACGCCTCAATTCAAGAGTTGTTTTTTTGCCTATCATACAATCTCCCTCTTAACATACTTATCCAAAATAGCCTCTGCCTCTTTCGGTATATCCCCAACATCTAAAGTTATACTTATATCCCCTACTTTATAATTCTTTACCCCGAATATTTCCTCTTGTCGTTTTCCATACATATATTTAACTATAATCTTTATTGCTAACTGTAGGTCAGAAGGCATATCACTTGAACTATACCCTGCATAATATGTCATTCTAATGTTGCCGTGACCCTCGCTAAAACCGCCACTATAATATATATGGTCGCTAAACACTTCATAACTATCCTCATCAATTTCGCTACTACCAACCCAAAGCTCCCTAAAGTGTGATAATATTACATCATCATCAGTATCTTCAACGATACTATCGGTAAAGGTTAAAGTTAAAGCAGCCACCCCGCCTGTATCGATGGTAAGCAAACCGCTATTACTATCGCTATTTTGCACTAATACCTTGTCGCCTGCCACAAAACCATCATCTACAAAGCTACCGCCATCAGCCCTCGTTACTGTTTTTGCCGAACTATCCCAGACTAAATCGTCAAGATTTACCGCTAATACCGGATATTGTTCAAAATATATTATTGGCTGTCCATTCCCATCGTGTCGTTCCTTTACATATAAAGCCGCCTCAAATTTTCTATTACAATAATTCTCTACCCAATTTTCAACTGAGCCGTGAATGACTGATATAATTTCCGAAGGGTCACTTGCTGCTATATCCGATGTGATAGTCTGGGCTGCTGCGTGGTCTTGGTTAAAGCCAAACAATAACCCTGCATCGCTGCCCGTATGAGTATAAGCTATTGTGTGACCTGCACCCACATCAATCGTAAATTTCTTCGTAGTGGTCGAATAGCTTACCGTAGATGATATAGTAAATGCAGTATCTATTTTACCTTGTAGTTCAGTAGCCAAATCAGCCCCGTTATATGTGCCGTCATCTACTTCTACACTTGTGGCAACGCCGCCGTCATAAGCTAATATTAATTTATCATGGGAGGCATTAACGGTAAAATAGCCGATATCTACATCGAGATAATTTAATATATTTGTTAGAGATACTATCATTTATATCACCTCATTAAAATAAAGGGGTGGGAATTTCCCACCCCTGTTTGTTTAGCTTCTATCTTGGAATATCCTCACATAGTCAATATTTAAGTCGCCGAGTCCAGTTCCACTTGCTTTATCTAAACTGAAATAAGGTTGCATTTGCTGTTCGCCAGCAGTTAAATTTGACATATCAAAGGTAGTGCCACTTGCTACTCTTACACCATCAACATAAAATTTAACATCTGCTATAGTAGTAAAGTCAATTCTGAATATATGATTTGCTGCCGCTACGAGTGTAATCCCAGTTGCTATATCATTATTATCATTTGTAGTATCGTCAGATTCACATAGTAATGCGGCACTCGCCTGTAATCTAAACCAAGCCTGTTCGGTTACTGAATCTTTGTCTAAATTGTGGTCGCCTGCCATACCGAATACTGCTGTTACTCCAGTTCCCGGAACTACCGCCATATTAAGTCTGCATTCAAAAATCAGACCAGAGCCTACATCAAAAGTTTTATTATCACTCTGATACAAAACTGTATCTTCTGCTTCATCATCTGCAGCAAGATGTAAAAGGAATTGACCATTTGCACTATCTGCAACAATTGCAGCAGTTTCATTTGTAGATGTTCCAACAGTAACAACATTCCAAATCATAGTGCCATCAAAAACACTTCCACCCGCAGCACCTAAAAAATCATCATAAAATACTATTGGGAACATTGGTACTACTGATTCAGCAGTTGATTTGTCATAAATTACCGGATATCCTGTATTCTTCCAATTATACTTTGCTAAAGTCTTACCCATAATAATACTCCTTTCACCTCTGTTTAAGAGGCAACCTTTCGGTCAAAAGGTTATTTTATTTTTTTATTTTTAGTTGCACCCCGCAGCATTTTGTCACGGGGTGCTTTGTCAATTTGCTTTATGTTTACTTTCTTTATCTTTGGCTTTATATAGACTCCGCCGATATTTTGTTTTATTAATGATTGTCCTACAACATCATTAACCTCGATAACTTCGTTTCGGTTATATCCTCGCCAATCTACATATAGCCGTATCTGTAAAGA